GCGGTCTGGACATCATGGTTGACCCCTATACCGGTTCCGCTTCCGGCACCGTGCGTGTGGTGGCCATGCAGGACTATGACGTGGCCGTGCGTCATCCTGAGTCCATCTGCAAGCTGTCCTGATGATTACGGAGCGGGTAATGCGCATTCAGATGCTGCGTGACACCATCGTTGACCTCAAGCAGGTGAAAGTTGGTGATTACGTAGAAACCGATAAAAAATCAGCTTTGCTGTTGATCGGTATTCAGAAGGCCATTCCCGCTCCCATCGTCGAGGAAGTTGTTGTTACGGCTGACGAGCAGCCGGATCCTGTTCAAAGCAAACCCGCTCCCAAACGGAGAAAGACCAATGATCCACAACCTGGGGTCTAAGACCTACATCGCCAGCCTCCTCCCGGCTGACTCCCGCACCGCTACTGCCACCGGCACCGGTTTCGATCTGCAAGGCTCGAACGATGCTGAAGGCGAAGCCATCGTGGTTCTTGACTGCGAAGCTGGTAGCGGCACTAGCCCTACCCTGAACGTCAAGCTTCAGGATTCTGCTGACAACTCTTCTTGGGCAGACATCACCGGCGCAACCTTTACCCAGGTGACCGGTGCTGCTGCTGCTTTTGAAAAGATCAGCATCAACTGCAACGACGTGCGCCGTTATGTGCGTGCTGTCGGTACTCAAGCTGGCACCACCCCTGTGTTTGTGTACGGCGTCTCGCTGGTTTACAGCAAGAAGTACGGCAACTGATCCTGATGGCGTTTCCAGAACTGCCAGATGCTTTCCTGAACGAGTTTGGCGTTACCTGCCAAATTGGTGCTGGTACTGCGTTCCTTGGCATTCTGGATTCGCCTATGGATGTGATCGCGGGCGGTATGGCGTTGTCTCGGGAGTACTTGCTTACGGCAAAGACTTCTGATGTCAGCACTGCCGCTCGCGGCACTTCTATTACGGTTGATTCCGTGTCTTACACGGTGCGTGAAAATCGCCCTGTTGATGACGGTGTTTTTTCGGAACTACTATTGAGCAAAGTCTGACTTTGAGGTCATGAGCAGCGTCTTCAAAGTCAACACGAGAGAAAATTGGGCGGCATTAAATCCTGTGTTGCTTCCGGGTGAAGCCGCCATTGAGACGCAGACAAATAATCTCAAGATTGGAGACGGGGTTTCAACTTGGAGTCGGCTCCCATATTTCTCTTCTCCTGGTTATTGGGGTTCGTTTTGGGATGAGACCTCGCAAACTGCAACGGCCAACACGCCAACCGAGATTTACCTGAGACAACGCGACACCGGAAGCCGAGGCGTTCGGGTTGTTTCAAATTCACGTATCACTGTTGAACACGCTGGAATTTATAGCCTGACTTTTTCAATTCAATTCAGCAACACGGACACCGTTATTCACGATGTGAATGTTTGGTTCCGCAAAAACAACAGTGGCGCCGCTGGCGATGTACCTGCTAGCGACAGCAAGTTCAGCATTATTGCAAGTCATGGCGGCACTCCTGGCAACGTAATTGGCACTGTCAATTTTGTATTGCCGCTGGTTGCCAATGATTATTTGGAACTGATGTGGGCAACGACAAATGCGCAAGCCTACATTCATGCTGAAGCCGCAGCTACAAGCCCCTTTGCTCATCCAAGCATTCCGGGCATCATCTGCACCGTTGTTCAAGTCGCTTCTGCCTGATCATGGCTGACACACGCCGCGAATTGATCCTTGCTCGGATCAAAAGCAATCTGGACAGCATCACCGGTGCAACGGTCTACCGCAGCCGTGTGGAGCCTCTGGCACGCGGAGAGGTGCCTGCTGTCATCGTCGAACCTGTCAGCGATCAACCCAGCGAAGTATTCAGCAGCAAGCTTCAATGGCAACTGCGTGTTCGCGTGACGGTACTGGTGCGAGCCGCTGTGCCTGACGACGATTCAGATACTTACACGCAACAGGTGCATCAAAAAATCATGGCGGATCCAACCTGCAATGGTTACGCCCTTGACATTGATCCTGATCGTGTCGATTTCAGTCTTTATGAGGCAGACGTTCCCCTTGGTATCATTAGCATGGACTACATGGTCATGTATCGCTCTAGTCGAACTGACCTAACAGTGGCAGGTTAATTTGATGACCAAATCGAACACGCCGAAGCCTGTGCCAAATCCCGGTGTCGGAGGTACTTATCTCTTTGACGTTGAGACTGGCAAGCTTACACTGTTGACAGAAACTGATCTCTCTGGAGACCACTCCGATGGCGAAGCTTTACCGGAAGCGGACCGTCCTTGTAAAGGCTGAATCAACCTACGGCACGGATTCGACTCCTGCCGGTAGCGACGCCGTTCAAGTCCGCAATCTTGAAATCACCCCGGTTGAATCCGAGGTTCTTTCTCGTGATCTTGTTCGCCCTTATCTGGGCAACTCTCCTCAGTTGATTGCCAACACCCGTGTGGTGGTGACCTTTGAGGTGGAGTATGCAGGTTCTGGCACCGCCGGTACTGCTCCTCGTTATGGCTCGCTGCTCAAGGCATGCGGCTTCAGCGAGACCGTGGTGAGCAGCACCAGCGTGACCTACGCACCGGTTTCGTCTTCGTTCTCCTCCGTCACCATCTACTTCTCGATGGATGGTGTTCGCCACAAAGTGACTGGCGCACGCGGCACCTTCTCGTTGAACCTGACCGCAAACCAGATCCCTGTCATCAACTTCACGATGACCGGTCAGTACGTGGCTCCGACTGACACTGCAGATCCGACCCCGACCTACACCAACCAGGCGGCTCCTCAGATCTTCAACGACACCAACACCACCGCCTTCACCCTTTACGCCTCTAGCGCCATTCCGCTGCAAAGCTGCCAGTTGGACGTGGGCAACGAGGTGGTGTACCGCGAACTGGTGAACTCTGACAAGGAAGTCAGCATCGTGAACCGCGCTGGTAACGGCAGCTTGACCATTGAGATGGTGAGCCTTGCAACCAAGGACTTCTTCGCCAACGCTGTGGCTGGCACCACCGGTGCATACAGCATCACGCACGGCACCACGGGTGGGAACATCATTGCCCTTGCTACCGCTTCTGGCGGCGTGAGCCTTGGTGGTCCAACCTACTCAGAGGACAACGGCGTTGTTATGCTGAACCTGCCGTATACTCTCGTACCCACTTCCTCGGGTAACGATGAGTTCACCTTGGTGTACACCTAAACCGCATGGCATTCGTTCTTAAGAAGACTGCGTCGTACAAATGGCCGGTCACGGTGGAAACACCTATTGACGGCGGTAAGTTTGAAAAACAAACGTTCGATGCAGTCTTCAAGCGGATGAGCCGTTCCGCCTTTATGGATCTACTTGACAAGGGTGAAGAGGCTCTTGTTGAACAGATCCTTGAAGGTTGGGACGGTGTTTTAGATGATGACGGCAAGGAGATTGCCTTCACTCAAAAGAACAAAAAAGAGATGCTTGATGATCCGTATGTCATCCGAGCATTGATCACGGCTTACGCTGACAGCGTTGCTGGAGTCCTGGCAAAAAACTAGAAGAGGCCGCCCGTTACTGGTGCGGCGAAGCAAAAGCCGGCGAGGACGAAAGCGAAGATGACCTCAAGGCTTTGGGTTTGATGCCTGAGGCCATTGCTGATTTGCAATCACGAGACAATACAAATCAGTTCGAGGTTTGGGAAGAAAACTGGGAAATTATTGAAATGTTCATGCGCATGCAAACCCAGTGGGTTGTTGGGATGTCAGGCGCTGTTGGCTTGAACTACCCGAGTTTGGAATGGCTCTGTAAGCTGTATGCAGTGACGGATCCCATCAAGATTTTCGAAGGGATTCGGATCATGGAAGCTACAGCCTTGAAATGCTTTCAGGAACAACGGAGTAAGTAATGGCCGAGCAGTCCACGGTTGTCCGCGTAAGAGCCGAGGTTCAAAACCTTGAAGGATTGAATCGGCTGCGTACAGCAGTTCGTGGTGTTGCTTCCGAGGCCAAGGCTGGCAGCAATGATTTCAACCGTCTGCTGGATTCAATCCGCAGTTTGGATGCCGCTGCTGTTCGTTCGATCAGTGGCCTGCAGCGTCAGCGTGATGCATTTGATGCAATCCGCCGTTCGGCAAATCTTGGTAGCGATGCGTTCAAGCAGGCTACGGCTGAGATTGCCAAGCTTGATCAAAAACTTGCTCAGGTAGAAGGGAAACAGGCGGGTCGCGGTCGTGGCGCACGTCTGGCTCAAACACTTGGTGCCGTGGCCTCTGGTGGCGTGTTTGGCGGTCCTGAAGGCGCCATTGGTGGTGCCATTGGTGGCATTGTTGGTGGCGTGCCGGGTGCGCTTGCTGGTGCTGCTATTGGTGCGCAGGTTGCAGGTTTACGGCAACAATTTGCGGCAGTTGCAGAAAATGTTGCTCAGATCAATAAGTACCGGATTGCACTTGCTGGTGTCAGCAAAGATCAGGCTGATTACACAAAGAGCATTGCTGATGTCACGCAATTCAGCAAGCAGTATTTGCTGCCATTGAAAGATACAACTGAGCAGTACACGCAACTGAAGGCATCTGTTGTTGGTGCTGGTCTTGGCACGAAAGAAACGACACAGGTGTTTCGTGGCATTGCTGCTGCTGTTGTTGCAACAGGTGGTAATGCTGAAAAACTGAACGCGGCACTGCGAGCAACTGCTCAGGTGTTTAGCAAGGGCAAGGTTTCTGCTGAAGAACTTCGCCAGCAAATTGGTGAGCGTTTGCCTGGTGCGTTCACAATCTTTGCGCAGGCAATTGGCAAGACGCCTCAGCAATTGGACAAGGCACTGGAAGATGGCAAAGTAACTCTTGGTGACTTCTTGAAATTCAGCGAAGAACTGTACAAGCGTTACGGCGAAACTGCGTCAATTCTTGCCGATGCACCAGAAAACGCAGGTGCAAGATTAAGGGTCTCGCTTGATTTTGCAACTGTTGCTTACGGCGGATTTTTTCAAGTTGTTGGCGCTGGCTTCCAAAATTACCTGCGCGGACTTGTTGAATTCACGCTGAAAAACGAAGACGCAATCAAGCGTGTGCTTACGGTGCTGGCAATTGGTTTCAACGAAATCGGCAAGCTTGTTGGTGGTTTTGCCAAATTCATTGTTGGTGTATTTAATGCCGCATTTACCGCGATCCTTGGCAACCTCAATACAGTCCTCGGACGTATAGAAGATGCGATCAATAGGGCAAAAGCAGTACAAAGTCTGAGTCCCCAGCGTGTTTCTCAGTTCCAAGAGCAAGCACGTCGCGAGACTGATCGACGATTTGGCGGTCTCGGTGGTCTGTTCACGTTCATTCGCGCTGGCGAGGCCGAAAAGTTTTATACGCAACGATTCAATCAATTGATTGATGGTGCGACAAAAGCCGCCAAATCAACTGGTTACACAGACAAAGTTCAAAGCCTGTTGTTCCCTGAGTTCACACCTTCTGCTTTTGGCTCTGCTGTGGGTCAGCCAATGGCTCCTGGTGATGCCGAAGGTGGTGCTGAAGGCGGCAAAGCGAAAAAGGCCAAGAAGATTGTTGATCTCACCAAAGAAGAACTTGATCTACTCAAGGAAATCAATCGCCTTGAGAATGCCGGCCTTGATATTCAAGCGGCCTATCAACGTTTTCGCCTTGATGAATTGCAAGTTTCTCTTGAACTGGAGCGAAACAACATTGGCAACAACAAGGCAATTGCCGAAAGCCTGAGCAATCAGCAGAAGTTAGCCAAAGCTGTAGAAGCGGCCTTCAAGGGTTATGGCAATGAAGTAATCAAGGCGTTAGACGCACAAAGAGAAATTAATAAAGTTCTTCAAGATGCTGAAATTAAATCAGGCAAGATCAGCGAAGAGGAAGCCAAGCGTCTGCTAATTGTTCGTCAAATTGAAGACTTCATTGCTCGATTTTCGCAGGCTACAGAAGACCAAATTGCAAGGCTGCGAGCCGCTCTTGAGCAAACCAATAAAGCCAAAACATTTGCCCAGAATTTCAAGACAGCATTTAAATCTGTTTCCGATGCTGCGCTTGATCTTGGCAACAGCCTTGGCAGCACCATTGGCAATGCATTTGCCGGTCTTGGCGATCAACTTGCTGAGTTTGTGACCACTGGAAAAGCAAGCTTTGCTGATTTCACCCGTTCTGTCCTTGCTGATCTAGCCAAGATCTTTGCTCGCGCCGCAATTTTTGCTGGCCTCAAGGCAATCTTTCAGGGCAGTGGGATCGGTAGCTTCCTTGGTTTTGCCATGGGTGGTGTCATGACTGAAAACGGTCCAATTCCGCTCAAGCGTTACGCATCTGGTGGTATCGCCAACTCACCACAGATCGCCATGTTTGGCGAAGGGAGCCGCCCTGAAGCCTATGTGCCGCTGCCTGATGGCCGATCCATCCCTGTGACCATGAGCGGCCAAGGTGGTGGCGTGAACGTGGTCGTGAACGTGGATGCAAAGGGCAGTGACGTGCAGGGCAACGGCTCGCAAGCCAATGCATTGGGCGTGGCTGTGTCATCCGCTGTCAAGGCTGAGATAATTAGACAACAACGTCCTGGTGGATTGCTGGCTGGTACGCGCTGATGGCAACCTTCACCTACACGCCTGACTTTGACGCCAGCGAGGAGCAGCGACCTGTTGTTCGCCGTGTGCAGTTTGGTGATGGCTATGAGCAGCGTTTGGCTTATGGGTTGAACACACAGCCTGTTACGTGGCGTCTGACGTTCAGGAACCGCACCGACACTGAACGCGACAACATCAATAGCTTCCTTGAGGCGCGTGGTGCTACGGAGTCATTTGACTGGACCCCACCGTATGGTTCTGCTGCCAAGTGGGTTTGCGATGAATGGTCAACGACGATGGTGGCAGCCAACATCAATACCGTTCAGGCCACATTCCGGCAAGTATTTGAACCCTGATGGCGTATTCAGCTTGGGCAAGTGCAACCGCCTATGCCGTTGGCGACATCGTTCGCGCCAGCAGTTTGCAGGCATCTGGCCTTGTCTTTCAATGCACCACAGCAGGCACTAGCGCAGCCTCGCAGCCTGCTTGGCCAACTGATATCGGCAGCACGGTTGTTGATAACACGGTCACTTGGACGGCGATCAGCGGCGTTTACGAAGAACTTTCAACGCTTGCTCCAAGCACCATCATCGAATTGTTTGAACTGACGCTTGATACGACTCTCCACGGCAGCAGTGATACCTACCGCTGGCACAACGGTTGCAATGCCAACGTGACTGGGAACATTACTTGGAACGGCAATACCTACACGCGTCTGCCGATTCAAGCGGAAGGTTTTGATTACACGAACACTGGCACATTGCCTCGTCCCAGCTTGACCGTGGCAAACCTTGATGGCACGGTGTCAACGCTATTGCTGCTGGTGAATGCCACCACACCCGGCAATGACCTTGGTGGTGCAACTGTCAAGCGGATTCGAACGCTGAAGAAGTATTTGGACGGCGAGGCCGCTGCTGATCCTCACGCCAAGTTCCCAGATGAGATC